AGCAAACAAGATTAAATTTATCAAAAACATTAGTATCAAACCCATGCTCACAAACATTACCAGAAGTCATTTTAAACCCATTAATTTCTAAATGACCAAATAACACAGGCGCTTTTGATATATTCATTTGTCTTATTGAATGTGATTTGTTATCTTTGGTTATCCAAGGAACATATAATACTTTTAAATTGTCAAATGTTCTTTCAGTAGTTTCTTCAAATATATTAAAATTGTATTCTTTTAAAGTTAATTTAGGGGAATTTACATTATTATGATCTAAATAATAACAATCATGGTTGCCGATAATAATATCAAACACAATGCCCAAATCTTGAATTTTATCAAAAAACATTTGTTTACTTCTATTTAAAGTATTCATATTTAATGTTTTTCTTTTGTCAAAAACGTCACCTAGATGACAAACATAATCAATATCATTGTTTTTAATATAAGGAAAAAATACATTTTCGAAAAATTTATCAAAGTAATCCAAAATTACCGTATTGTCTGACCTTGCACCAAAATGTGTGTCAGTTATTAACACAATTTTCATTACAATCCTTTTATTTTTTTAATTTTGTTAAATTCTTTTTTTCATAATTATCCAAAAACTCTTCCATTTTACTTCTAGCCTCATCCGAATATGCAACTTCAATATCAAAAGTATCGTCGCCTTCAGAAGCATATGTCATAGAATTCATTTCCGCTTTTTGAATTGATTTGTATTTTACATACAAATATTTTTTTTCTTTACTTATTCTTTGTAGAAAAGCATGATAGACAATCATAGTAAAATAATTAAAAGCATCTGTTGGTTTTGAAATTCTACTAGGATCGAAATTATGCATATATTTTATACAAAAATATACACCATCTCCAATTAAATCTTCTATGAAAGGGTATTTATTATATGATCTAGTACTTGCTAACCCTTCAGAAATTTTCATAAAACATAATCCTAAATAATCACTTATTTTAGGTTTATCCAAACCTTTTTTTAAATTATTATTATAATGCTCTTTATACTTTGTTAATTCATTTATAAATTTTTCATTGTCTATATAGTATTTTAGTTTCTTTCCTGTTTTTTTCAATTTAAATTCTTAAGCCCTTTTTTTATTATTGTTGTTTTATTATATTCATCGTTCTCTTCTTCAATGTTAATTAAATTTATTGTTTCACTTATTGACTGCAATGATTTTTTATAAATGTTAATTAATAAAGGAGATATTTCAGTTGTAGCGAATAAAGTTTGATTAGCTTCAATGTTTAAATTAATTTTTGCAGTTAATGGAACTAATGGAATTAATTTAAATGATGTATACGACATTAAATCTAAAATTAATGGATTTTTTAAATAAAAAATACCATCTTTTTTAGTTCCCTCACTAATAATATCATTTCTTGCAGTTTGTATAAACCAATAAGTCATTCTATTTCCAATTCTTTTATTTGATAGTCAAATTCCTCACTTGAATACATTTTTAATCTTTGAATAAAATGTCTATAAGTATGATTTATCATTGATTTTGATCTAGCTAAATCATCTGCAATGTCAAACACAACAAGATGTGTTTTTTTACTGCTCTTTCTTAAACCTCTACCTATATTTTGTAATACTTGTATTCTTGATTTTGACGGGCTTGCTAAAATAATATTTTTAATATTAACTGCATTCATGCCAGTTCCTGTTGTTCCAATAGACGCAAGCCAAATATTATTTTCTGTATTATCATATTCTTTTCTAATTAGTTCTCTTTCATCGACATCCACAGAGCCATCCACATAATATACTTTTTTATTATTACTGTTTGCCTCAAGGTAAGTTAATAATTCTTTACCTTGTGTTTTAATTTCTTTAAATAATATTAGTGTATTGCCTTCTAATTTTAAAGCAAGATCACAAATGAATTTATTTCTTCTTTTATGACTAAGTAAAAATTCTTTCTCTTCTTGATATTTACCGGACAGTAGTTTCTTGGTTTCTTTCTTATACTTTAATAAAATACAATTTATTTTTAAATCAGCAATATAATTTTGGTCAATTAATTCTCTAGTTGTAATTAATTTAATTATAGGACCAAACAATCCCTCTAAAACCATTTCATTTGTTTCAGTGCCGTCAGTTGTTCCAGTAAACCCAAATCTATAATCGCCATCAAAATTTTCTAAAATTTCCTTTAATGAATTTGCTTGTGCATGGTGAGCTTCGTCTACAATAACCATATCAAAATTTTCAAGCCATTGCTTCTTTTCTAAATTTATTTTACCTTTCTTTTTACTACCTATAGCATCAATGCTTTGCCAAGTCGAAATCGTTAAATCTTTTAAATTGTTATTATCAGCACCCGCCATTATAAGTGACGTAGAATTTTCGACATCAAAATCGTCATTAGTAGCATATTCAATAAAATCACTTTTCATCTGAGCACATAACGAAATGCGCGGAACAATAAGTAATGTCTTTATATTTAAAATTCTATATAATAAATAAATTAATAAAGATTTGCCACTTGCAGTAGGAGATAAAATTAAACATCTTTTATGTTCTAGACAATTTTTAACGCCTTCAAATTGATAATCTCTTGTTTCTTTATTGTCTGGTAAATTTAAATCTATTATGTGTTGTTTTAAATCTTCAATGTTTATTTGTTCTTTTTCTAAAATGCCATCTTCTATACTAACACTATAACCCATTTCTTCAGCAATTGTTTTAAGTTTAAAAACAAGACCTACATATATAGTTTTTTTATTTCCATTCAATAATCTTATTTTGCCGTCCCAATGTAAAAATTTTCTTTTCATATGTTTTGCATTGGGTAATTCAAACGTAAAGTGTTCTTGTAATTCAAATAATATACCTCTATTACACTCAATCTTCACATAAACGTTATTATATTTTTTTATTTTTATATTAGTTTCAATTTCCATTTGACCATTTCATATAATCAATGGCATTTTTTATAACAAAATTTCTGTTATTTAATGCAGTTATTATTTCTTTTAAAAATAGAATTTTATCATTTGATTGTTCCAAACGATCATCAACATCGATTAATTCTTGATCATTTTCAATAATTTTTTCGATTTGGGACTTTGTTTGAGGTTTAAATTGACATGGCGGTCTATTTATATCTTTCCCATCAATTTGACCTGTATAATACTTTAAGAGTTTTGAGTATGTAATTTTCTTTTCTTTTTGAAGTTTTCTATTATTGTCTTTTTCAACATTAAAATAATTCATATATTTTGAATGTAATTCAGGTATTCGTATAGAATCATTGTGTAAATCATCTAAATTTAATTTACAGTCAACAATCCATTCATTAGATAAATTTGTTATATTCATTTATTACCAAGCATCATTGGTTATATCAAAATTTAAATATTTAAAATTAGCTTGTGCAACTACAGGCACATTTTGTTCATCAAAATTAATTCCACTTAAACCAATAGGAAACATATCTTTATATGTTACTTTTAAATTAAATTGATGGACATTATTTAATGTTGCAATAGAACCATCGGAATATATATCGTATGATGGTTTTTCGTGTAAAGAATTTTCTTGTATTAATTTTTTAAATTCGTCTGCGGTTGTAGGTGAACCAATACCTATAATCCAATTTCTTAATTCAATATAATTTTTTAAATCTTCATCAACTTTAAAAATAACAGACAAGTCTTCAAATCTTACTTTTGTTCCTGCTACATTTAAATAATTTATTGAGTTATAAATTTCTTGATTTTGTACATTTATTCCGGGTATATTTGCTGAAGTGCAAAAAAATTGCACATGTGGCAATTTCTGCAAGATGAATTTATATTTATTTTGATAAAGATGATTTACATTATGAGGTGCTTCACGATCTATTAATATATCTGCCAAGTACATTTCCTTTTTAATTATTTATTACTTAAATTATAAAATATTTTTTATAAAAAGTCAAATTATTTTGTTTAAAAAACATAAAATAGTTGAAAATTATAATAAATAATGTTATAAGAAGTTTAAAGCTAATTATGACACATTGAAAAAGTGTTTATCCTTTGACTGGTGAGTGCATAGCTGGTACGGTAGTTATGCGGATTTAAAAAGTCTGCAACGATACAATAAACACACTAATATTTATACTATGTGGGTGATAAAAAATAGGCACAAAATGGACTGCCTAAACTATAAGTAATGTCCATATGATATGGGTTTATATAACGAATGGTGAAGTGAAGTTATATAAATCGGCGCTGTGATAGGGTAAAACCTATACATACTCGGTCTTAATTGCACTAAACGGATCGAGCAAAATATAAGAAATTATATTTTGAATACACTCCGAAAGCTGAACGCATAGCCGCAGCTTCTATTAAATTAGAGAGGAGTCACTTCATTCTACAAAAGGAAGAAAAAAGAAGAATTATTTGTAGATATTTAATTTATGGCTGTTTTCAGTGGCAGCCATAAATCTATCTTGTTTTCACTTAATGTATATTAATTGTAAATTAATTGAAACTAAAATAAAAAAAAGTTAATTGAAACTAAATTGTAAATAAACTGTAACTAACTAAATAATTACTTAAAAAATCACTTAAGAAAACAGAGTTTTACTTTCGAGCGAAGCGAAGAAACCCGTAGATGTAAATTAACTAAAAATTAAAATAAATAATGTAAATGAAGATTAAAGCTTTGCTTAAATAACTAAATGAAGATTAAAGCTTTGCTTTGTACTAAGTAACATTTAAGGCTAGTTCTGACTATCAAAATGCGAAGCTTAGCTAAAAATAATGTTCAAATTCTTCGCTTCGCTCGAATGTCTGATCCTCACTCACTTCGTTCCTGTGAGGTCAGACTTAATATTTTAAATATTCAAAAAA